GCTGACCAAAATGCAAGAGCACCAAGACTTTCTTCTCAAATTGCTTACTAGCAAGGACTCATTTGTCCGAAAACGCATAATTGAGCAAAATTTAGCCTATTTGAATCATAGACTGGGCTACTACTTGGATAAGTTACAATTACCACACCAGGTTTCGTTTAGAAGCGACCTTGAAGTTGACATCAGTCAGTTGGGTCAAAGCTTTGATTTTGATAACCTAAGCCGTGGAGAAAGAAATCGACTAATTCTAGCACTGAGCTGGAGTTTTAGAGATGTGTATGAAAGCTTTACCGAACCCATGAACTTGTTGTTCATTGACGAACTAGTAGACTCAGGCATGGACCAAATTGGAATCGAAAACGCTATGGCTATACTTAAAGCCATGGGTCGAGAAATGAATCGCAATATCTTCTTAATCAGTCATCGCGATGAATTGGCCAGTAGAGTCAACAATGTCTTGTCCGTTGTTAAGCAAAATGGGTTCACCATGCTGGATACAGATACACAAATACATGAGATTAACTAAGGAGACATTTAATGTCAAATCATGAAACATTACTCGAGCAATTTGAAGCCTACAAGGCCGAAAACGAAAAGTTTGCTGTCAAGGGCGTAAAAGCCAGTGCGGCTCGTGCTCGTAAAGCACTACAGGAAATGAGCAAGGCCATCAAGGAACGCCGCAAGGAGATCACTGCGGAGAAAGAAGCTCTTGCGGCCAAGTAATGACATGGCTGTACCAAGAGTCTGTTGTTAACACCCTACCAGAAGATTGCGTGGGATTTGTGTATTTGATAACAAATATCACAAACAATCGTAAGTACATTGGGAAAAAGTTGGCTAAGTTTAGTAAGACAACTTATCGGGTCGTTAAACAAAAAAATGGTATCAAAAAGAAAAAACGCATACGAACAAAAATCGACAGCGACTGGCAAGAATATTATGGCTCATCACCTGAACTAAGCAAAGATGTAGAACTCTTAGGCAAAGACAACTTTACTAGAGAAATTCTACATTTTTGCAAAAGTAAATCCGCTTGTAGCTACCTAGAAGCAAAAGAACAATTCGACAGAAAAGTATTAGAATCACTAGACTATTATAACGGTCATATCCAAGTTAGAGTTCACGGCTCTCACATCCTAGGCAAATTATAACTCACCCCGGCCCTACTGCGTAAAACGCAAACTACAAAAGGCTTCTTATCACTACCGATAAGCCTGTGTCGGCTGGTTAACAGACACCCATAAAACCTGGCACTAGGGTTGCACAGGGGACGGAACACCTGACGCGGTAGCAGGGACTTGACTGCCACTATCCTTGACAGGACGCAATTCATGGTATGAAACGAATTGGCACAAGTATACGATGACCAAAATGAGTAGGCTCTGGTGAACTATTACAACCTACAATATTACGCAAGCAGATTGGATTGCTTTCGTAATATGCGTTATAACAAGACAAGCGTAAAAGGGTACAGCATAACCGCCCTAGCTGGAAACAGTTGCTTAATCCAATGTGACATGGGGGTCTGAGTCAAGATCAAAATGTTTTTCTTAGCCGGTAAAACGGCTAAGTGTGACTGGTAAATCTAAGTCAAGTAATCATAATGTTAATCAAATGATTCACGATTAAACAAATCTAAATTGTTTCTAAGTTAATCACTCTAAATCAATAAAACCTGAATGAGTAGAGCGAAGCGATACGAAATTCAAGGGCGATGAAATCGCCCTATTAAGATGAAACATAATTAGAATCGAGATCTGGCGAAACCCTTCTTGCCATAGTATGCTTCGGTTTTTTCTTTTATGGTTTCGCTGAGTATTTGTCTTTCGAGATAGCTCATAGCCCAAATCTCATTGATGCTGATAGCACCCCAGATACTCAATGTTGATACTTCTTTGATTAAGGCTCTTGCCTCGGTTTCTATGCTGTCAACAAACCGACGGATTTTTGGTCCGTCAGTTCCAAGCATCAAGAGCCTACGGCGAAAAAACTTGTGGGATCAAACAGCATATCTGACTTGTATTCTTCACCGCAGTAATCACACTTGACTGTGACTTCGCGAGTAATCCCAAAGGTTCCAAACTTTTTAAGTTCTTGGTCTAATCGTTCGTTGCTGGCTCTGTCTAGATTTTTAACCCAGTCATAGATGTGTGCATAGTTTGTTACTTGTGTACCATCAGGTAGTGTCACAGACATAATGCTCTGGGCCAGAGTTTCTTGGCTGAGATCTACCAAGGCTGCATAGCCCTTGTTAGCTACTTCGGCTTTTTGATCAACTGTGGAGTTTTCCTTTGATTCCAAGGCCTGCAACTGGCGCATGGTAACAAATTGTTGTCTCAGCAAACGACTTTGAGCATCCAATGTATAAGGTTTCATTTCAACTTTGATGCCACTGCTCAAAGTGACTTTGCCAACATCTGCTTCAATGGGTCTTAGTGTACCCAAAATACCGCCGAGACTCACAGTGATCCTCTGTGACTTGCCTTCGCTGGCATTGCATCTGTGTGACACATCCAATTCCATGTCGTCGCCATAGCTGGCCATACGCATAGAAACTAAAATAGCATCAATGTCTGGTGCTGGAATTTCGTTGACATCTTTGATGTCTGGTGCCACGCTGGCCAGCACATGCTTGAGTGCTTCTCCGTTGAGCAAGGAATCTGGGTTTTTGAGCACCATTTCGTCTTTGGCAGTCATTGGATAAACTGCCAATTCATTGGTTTCAGACAGCTTGGGCGGATTCTTGTAAAAACGCCCACCACTTGGCAGCTCAATGAAGTTGCCGGGCCTTCGGTAAAATTGGCTCAGTGGGTTAGCCGGTGGCAGGGGCTTTTTGAGTGGGTTTTGATTATCCATGTACTTAATCCTTAACGATAAATAGGTTCATAGGCCTATTGCATAATCTATTTATGTGGTAATTTAATGGCCACAGGACCGTAATTTAATGGCTGATCTCAGCGAAGAATCTGCAAACAATCTCCAACGTGCTATAGAAAAGCTCACTGATAAAATGGGTGACATGGGCTCCAGCATGGGCAGAGGTAACAGCTCGCCATTGCCTGGACGCGGCAAAGGCAAAGACAAAGACGCTGGCAGTCTACCCAACGAAGAACTAGAAAAAATGAAAAAGCGGCTGAAAGCTCTCAATAATGAGCTGGATGCGGCTGGCAAGTTAAACGACAAAGATCTCAAAGAACGCGAAGAATTAATTAAGAAAACCAAAGACTTAACTGACAAGGTTGAAAAATCTGCTGACAGCTACAAGGATTTGGAAAGGGGTCTAAAGAATTTTGGCAAAGGCTTGTTGACAGGCAAAGGTGATGCGGCACAGGCATTTGACGGACTATCAAGTACTTTATCTAACAGTTCTAGTAAAATTGGCAACATACTGGGAGGCTTTGCAGGTGGCGTAAGCTTTATGCTGTCAGCATTGACCAGTTTTGCTGATGATGCACGACAACTGGGAGGCTTTGCTGATCTAGGTGCGTTTAGAGTTGGCTCAATCAAGCAAGCCAAGTTAATGAGTGGCCTAGGCGAAAGTTTTATCAAAGCCATTGAACTCAGTCAAGGTGGATTCAAGGCGTTTGGTCGCAACTCACAAGAATCAGTGGAAGCACTCAGCGAACTGTCTCGAGGCTTTAGAGTAGGCAGTGGTGTGATCAGCAGATCCTTGTCAAGAAATCTTGGTCCTGAATTGACCAAGACCATGGATAGAGCTCAGCGGGCTACTGCTGAGATGGGTCTCAGCCAAGAAGATCAAGCAGCCGTTATGGGCTCGCTGAGTCAGACAATTAGCTTGACTGCCAAGAGCGAAGCAGATGCTCAAAGAATGATGGTTCGGCAGTACGAACAAACTGTAACAGCCGCAAGAACTCTTAGCAATACCTTTGGTGTCAGTTCCAAAGAAATACTCAAAGCCATGGAAGAATTTAGAAGAACTTCTGGCGGACAAACATCGGCGTTGTTGGGTCTTGATCAAGAGGCTGCAAACGTTGCAGCTCTTATAGATCAAATGGGCGTTAAAGTTGATGCTGAAACCAGAGCAAGGATGGCAGCGTCGATAGTACAAGGCGATATAGGACAGGCTCGTGCCATGGCAGGTGGCATGGATCAACAAACCTTTGACTCAATTGAAAGAGTCATTCAAAGTGCTCAAGGTAGAGAAGGTGGACTGGGCAATGCTCGAAATCTTCAAGAAGGTGCTAGAGGAGAAATTGGCGCACTAGAAGCTCAGTTTGAACAACGAAGAAGAATGCAAATTGATCCAGAGTTTGCTGGTGCCGGTCAACGAGCCGGTGCCGCGGCTGCTAGGATGCGATTGCAACAACGAGCAGAAGCAGGTGATGCAGAAGCAAAGCGACAACTTGAAGCACAAGGTACAACTACAGAATCTGGTAACATCACTGCCATGAACAAGCTGACTGATGCATTGAATTCGTTGCGAAATGTCATTATTGGCTTAACAGCAGGCGTAGTAGCACTAGTTGGCATATTGCCAGCAGTACTAGGTGCTGGCGGCATTGGTGCAATACTAAGTGGTGGACTTGGCGGCAAATTGCTGGGCGGTATCGGTGAAAAGCTTGGCGGAGTACTCAGCAAGGTACCAGGTTTAGGTAAGCTAGGGGCAGGCGGCGCGGCCAAGGCTGGCGGTAGTGCTGTCATGGATAAAATGGCCGGTGCAGTTGGCGGTGGTTTAAGTAGTTTTGGAGAAATGCTAGGCAAACTTGGTGACAACAAAACAGTCAAAGGTGCAGGAACCATAGCGTTGCTAGGTGCGGCATTGGCCATGGCAGCACACGGGTTTAAAACCTTTGGTGAAGTCAAATGGGAAGGCATGCTCAAAGGCACAATTGCTCTGGGCGGCTTGATTGCAATTGCTCGCTTAGTTGGTGAAGCTACTACATCCATGGTCAAAGGTGCCGCAGGCATTGCTATACTTGGCGCAGCCTTATTAGTATCAGCAATTGGATTTAAAACATTCAATGAAGTAAACTGGGATAGTCTTGTCAAAGGCGCCATAGCTATTGGTGTGTTGGCGGTTGCTGCCAAGATGATTGGAAACATGTCAACTGACCTCTTTAAAGGTGCACTGGCTATTGGTGTACTAGGAGCCACAATGTGGGTTGCTGGCAAAGGCTTTGCAGCCTTTAACGAAGTAAACTGGGATGCTGTAGTAAAAGGTGCGTTAGGCATGGGTATTTTGGGTATTGCAGCCATGGCCCTGGGTAAGATTGCACCGCAGGTATTAATTGGGGCCTTGGCAATTGCAGCCTTGGGTGGCGCAATGTGGATAGCTGGTAAAGGCTTTGCTAGCTTCAATGAAGTTGATTGGGGTGCATTACTAAAAGGAACAGTAGCTTTAGGAGTATTAACTGCCGCAGTATTTGCACTAGGTGCAATAATGATGAGTGGTGTAGGTGCGGCTGTGTTTGTTGCGGGTATAGCAGCCTTGGTTGCACTAGGTGTGGCTGCGGCAGCATTGGGTGTTGGTCTAGGTATTGCTTCAGCAGGAATGAAACCTTTCAGTGAAGCATTAAAATCTATTTCTGAAATCGACGGTGCCAATTTAATAGCCATTGGTGCAGGGCTTGCCGCCATGGGTCTTGGCATGGGTGTGTTTGCCCTAGGCATGCTGGCAGGCACAGCATCAGGCGTAATCACTGGCATTGCCAGTTTGTTTGGTGCAAAAAGTCCACTAGATAAAGTTAAAGAATTTGTTCCAATGGCAGACAAGATTGCTTTGGTTGGCGAAGGCATTAAGAACTTTGGCGAAGGCGTACTATCACTGAACAAAGGCGTATCTGAATTCAACAAAGATGCCTTTGACAATTTAAAAACTTCCATGCAAGAGTTTGCAATTGCTGGCTCAAGCGAAGAAATGCGTTTAACTGCGGAATATTTAAAATCCATTGGAGAAAGCCTTGGTAGTATCAGTCAGATTGAATCGTTGCCATCTACAGCGTCACTGGGATCCGTTTCGCCAACAACAACTCCAGGGGAAGTGACCGCAGGCATTACAACATTACCTGAAGGTTCCACACCTACTGCAACATCAGCAACAGCTGGGAACGCACAGTCGGCAATGAGTCCAGAAATGGTTACATCAATGATGAGTTATTTGTCTAGTATCCAAAATGATATTGCAGCCATTCGCGGTAATACCAAACCGGCTCCGGCGGATGCTCCGGTTAGACTAGGTTAAAAATAAAGGTAAGTAATAGTATGAGTTGGAGAAAACACTTTAAAATTTGGGAACCGCAGTCAGAAATGACTGGCAACGGGCGTAAGAATGGACCTGGATATGCAGGTGCCAAGTATGCGTCTTGGTTACAAGATGTCTACAGCGGCCAGGCAAACAGAGTTGAGCGTTATACACAATACGATCAAATGGATCTAGATTCAGAGATCAATGCTGCCTTAGATACCATTGCTGAATTTTGTACTCAGGCAGATCCAGACACAAACTTACCATTTAGAGTTATCTGGAAAGACACTCCAACCGACAGCGAAAACAAAATTGTCTCTGAGTATCTCAAGAAATGGTGTGCTATCAATAAAATTGATCAGAGAATTTTCCGTACCTTCCGCAGTACTTTAAAGTACGGAGACCATTTTTATCTTAGAGATCCAGAAACCTTTGAACTGTATTGGGTCAACGCCAATGATGTCAAGCGAGCAGTAATCAACGAAGCCGAAGGAAGAAGCGTTGAACAATATGTTATTACTAATATTCATCCAAATTTAGGAACCAAAGTTGCTACTCAGCCCATAGACAATGTTAACACGCTAACAGGTGCTACTACATTAAACACTCCAAGTGTGTACAGCGCAGGCAGTGGCAATGTAGGAAGAAGTGGCGGCGCCGGTGAAGAAACAGTGGTCAGCGGTGAGCATGTGTTACACATCACGCTTAACGAAGGGCTTGATACTAATTGGCCGTTTGGAGCAAGTATTCTAGATAGTGTGTTTAAGATCTTTAAACAAAAAGAAATGCTTGAAGATGCTATTATTATCTATCGTGTACAGCGAGCACCTGAGCGTAGAGTATTTTACATTGACACTGGTAATCTACCAAGTCACCAGGCCATGGCCTTTGTGGAGCGTGTAAAAAATGAAATTCATCAAAAGCGCATTCCAACAAGAACAGGTGGTGGTACATCACTTGATGCCAGCTATAATCCACTGAGCATCATGGAAGACTTTTTCTTTGCTCAAACTGCAGATGGTCGTGGTAGCAAAGTTGAAGTGTTGCCAGGTGGTACAGGATTAGGTGAAATCGACGACCTTAAGTTTTTCAGCAACAAATTATTGAGAGGTCTACGAATTCCTAGTAGCTATTTGCCCACTGGTCCAGATGATTCGGCACTGGCATTTACAGATGGTCGTATGGGTACCGCACTGATTCAAGAGTTTAGATTTAATCGTTATTGCAGACGCTTGCAGGGTTTAGTTGCTCCTTTCTTTGACAAAGAATTCAAAGTTTTCCTTAAGAATCGTGGTGCAAACATTGATAGTTCTAGCTTTGACATTGACATGCTAGAGCCACAAAATTTCAGCGAATACAGAGAAATTGAAATAAACAATGCTCGTGCCGCGGTGTTTACTCAACTAGCTGAAATTCCATATCTATCACATAGATTTAAACTGCAAAAGTTCCTGGGAATGACTGAAGACGAAATCTTAGAAAATGAAAAACTCTGGGAAGAAGAAAATGCAGGTAACAATGACAACAATCAAGAAGAAGGCGCAGACTTTAGTGCTACTGGATTAAAAGGTCCGTCAGAGTCTGATCTAGATCTCACCGGCGGGCTAGGAGATTTATCAGCACCTGCTGAGCCAGCAACCGCTGAGCCTGCGGCACCAGCTACACCAGCCGCTCCACCGGTTTAATTGACAAAATTGGATAAGTAGCAGTATGAGATTTAATGACCTACAAAAAGCCAGTGATGAAATTGAAAAGGAAGTAGATCCTGAAGTAGCTTTCTATGGCGATTTGCGTAGAAAGAGATTAACACTAGAGCATGTAAACAAGCTGAGAAAAGTACGAGATTTGCGTGAATATGAAAGTAAATCTAAGCTAAAGTTTATCAAACAGATGTATGCTAGGCCCCCAGCAGCCTAAATAAAATCCGCCATAACTAGGCGGATTTTTTATTTATAAGCCGGAATAATAAACAAAAACTCCGTTTTTTCCACCATTTCCTCCGTATTTTAATGCGCCATTAGTAAGTAGTTATTGGCAAAGTACACCCTTACGGCGTGTATACCCCTTAGCGCAAGGAGATAATAAATGAGTAAAACTGTTCTTGAGCAAGCACTAGACCATCTTCTAAACAAAGAAGAAGATAAAGCTACTGCTCTGCTACATGATTACTATGTAGGTATCGGCCGCAAAGTGTACGAAGACATTATGGCTGACGAAGAAATGTTTGATGAGACATCGGACATTTCAGACGACATCGACGAAGTTGATTCTGAATTAACTGAAGAAGGTGACGAAGTTGCACCAGCTGATGGCGAAGGCGAAGTTGCCGCTGCCGCAGAATTAGGTGCAGAACTTGGTGCAGAAGAAGGTGAAGCTGCTCCTGTAAGTGCTGATGCGGCTGATGTTGCTGATGCAATGATGGATGTAGAGTCTGCATTAGCAAAACTAAAAGCCGAATTTGAACAAATGGCTTCTGGCGAAGCACCTGCTGAAGTTCCTGCAGAAGCACCTGCTGATGCAGCACCAGAAGAAGTAACACCAGAAAGCATTGAAGAGTCTGCTGAATTAAGCAAAGTATCTTCCCCAGACAATGGTGACAAGGCTGATCAAAAGCACAGCCCAGTTGCTGGCAAGAATCCAATGATGGCTCGTCCAGCAGTTAAGATTGGTGCTGGTTCTGCAGATGGCGTAGCTAGCGGCACAAGCCCAGCTAAGGCTCCATCAGCTCAGGATCTTGGCGGTACAACAAAGCCAGATCTTAAGAAAGTATCAGTAAAGGGTTAATCCAAAATGAACCTACAGCCACTAAGAGAAAATTTAACTTTCGATCAGGCAGGAATGGTTGTTGAAACCAAGGACTCTGTCAGTGGCGGTAAGGATCTCTACATGAAAGGTATTTTTATTCAGGGCGGTGTACGCAATCATAATCAGCGTGTGTACCCTGTAAATGAAATTGCCAATGCTGTAGAGAGCATTCGAAAACGACTAGATAGTGGTTTCTCTGTTCTAGGAGAAGCAGATCATCCAGACGATCTACAAGTAAACATTGACCGAGTAAGTCATATGGTTACAGAGATGTGGATGGACGGTCCCAACGGTTATGGTAAGCTAAAGCTTATTCCAACTCCAATGGGTAACATTATCAAAACATTACTTGAAAGTGGTGTTAAGTTAGGTGTCAGCAGTAGAGGATCAGGAAATGTTCAGGAATCTGGTAATGTTTCTGATTTTGAAATTGTAACTGTTGATGTTGTAGCACAACCAAGTGCTCCAGAAGCCTACCCTACAGCAATTTACGAAAGAGTAATGGGCAGTCGTCGTCGTGCCGCTCTAATGGATGTGGCCTACGCGGTGAACCACGATCGGTCCGCACAAAAACA